TGGCCGGGCTTGACCCGGCCATCCAAGCGCCCCCTGGGTCGTCATCGATATGCGGAACGCTCGCGCCTCGGCCTGGATGGCCGGGTCAAGCCCGGCCACGACGGCGGAAGCCCGTTACCTTAGCGCTTATGGGATCAAGTCCGGGACGGTCATGACGCCGTGAGGGTGAACTCAAGCGCTAAACCTAGCGCCTGTGAGGGTTAGGGTGAGGGGCCGGGTCGTTGGCCGCGCTGTTGCGGCCGATCGCCAAGCCCCTCAACCTAGCCTTCTCCCCGTAAACGGGGAGAAGGGACGCCGTGCCTCGATCTCATCGCAGAACGCTCCTGTTCGCGGCGTTTCGAGAACCGGCGAGCGGTTTTGCCGATCCATAAGAGCGAGATTCGCGCGTCGCTGAGGGAAGCCATGCCCCGACCGCGCCCTGCGCATTGGTTTGGCGAAGCCTCTCGCCGCGGGACCGCGTTCTGGATTGCCCGGTTCGGCTGCGGCGCTCGCGAACAGGGAATTGCCGACCCCAAAAGCAAACGGCGGCCACATGGGCCGCCGTTTGAAGAAATGGTGCGGTCAAGAGTTATGCCAGACTTGAGGAAACCCGGGCGTTTTCGGCAAGGTGCGGGGAATTGGAGCCCTTTGAAACGTAAGGGTTTCTTTGGCGTCTCCCCGCACCTGCTCCCCGCACCGTATTGCAATCGTGGTGCAGGCGACGTGCAATTATCTGCTCGCCAGACACCGTCCTTTTTGCTATGGTCGAAGGGCTAGAGAGGGGGTGAAGCAGCATGTGGCTTCTCGTGGGACTCGCCATCGGCGCTGGCCTCGCCTGCTGGTGGATGAAGCACCTGTTCGATCAGGGCTGGGTGCGCTCGAAATGGTACGACGAGTACGTCGACCGCGTCGAGAAGGCCGCGGCCAGCGGGGAGTTCGTTGCTGGGCGCTTCCCGTGAAATTAACTGCAAATAATTCTGCGGCGAGGCTGTCAGACTCTTGACAATCGACGGCAACGGCCCATCATCGTGCAATTAATGGCATCGAAACCAAGGAGGGTGGGATGCTCCCGTACAATGTCCGCTTCCTGCTGGACGGTAAGCCGCAGTGGCAGACGGTTGTTGCGTCCTGCTCCAGCCTCGCTCGCGCGATGATCGAACAGCAGCACAAGGAGTGCTTGATCACGGCGATCCTGCCGGTCCCGCCCGTGCGCGTCTTGTCGGTCGTCCGGCCATGCTGAGGGGCGGCCTGGAGGCGATCGAGCGGCAAGCCGCTGAGTTCGGCTTCGAGAAAGTTCGTCTGCCCGGCACCCGCACCGTCCGCTGGCGAATGCGCTGCGGCTGCGGGTTCGAGGTCCTCCACGGATGGCAGGCCAAGACGTCAGCCGAGCTGATGGTGCGCAACATGCGCCGGCAGGGGTGGGGGGTCGAGCATCATCGGACGCCCGTCTGCCCGAAGTGCAGGAAGCTGTACGGCAAAGATGCATTCAAAGCAGAGGAGGAGGATATGAGTCGACATGCCGCGGCGGCGCAGCTCGGGCCTGACCCGAAGATCGCACGGCGCATCTACGCCAAGCTGGAAGACGTTTTCAACGATCAGACCCGGCTCTACAGTTCCGGGTGGTCGGACGAGAAGGTCGGGGTCGAGCTCGACGTGTCGCCTGAACTCGTGACGCGCCTGCGCCGCGAAGCCTTCGGCGAGCTCGCCGAGGACCCGGCCATCGGATCGCTGCGCGACGACATCACGCTGACCAAGATGGAGCTCGACGAGCGGGTGAGCGGCCTCAAGGCTGAGTTCGAGAAGAAGCTCACCGACCTGGCCACCCGCTTCGATGTGATCCTCGGCAGCGCGCGCAGGGCGGCCGTCTAATGGCCGACGAACCGGTCAAGCCGAGCGCCTCGTCGATCGCCGCCAAAGCGATGGTCGAAACGCTGGTCAAGTGCCAGCCGTCGTGGATGCCGGTGCGGTCGATCTCAGAAGTCGTTCAGCGAGAAGACTTTTCCGAGTTCACGTTCACGATGGGCGGTTCGGGCGAGCGGTTTTTGGTCACGTTGGTCAAAGTGTCGCAGCGCTAGACGTTACAGACCGTCACAAAGCCATGGAGGGCGATATGGCTGAGGAACAAGAAAGAGGACCGGCTTGGCACAGTTACGGGGCAGACCAAGCCGCCGTCGAGGTGTGGGTCCGCAAGACGTTCGGCGACAGGATTATGGACGACGAGGCCGAGCGCGGAAGACGCGTTCTCGAAGAGGCTGTCGAGCTCGCGCAGGTCGAAGGCGTTACACGCCAGGACGCGCATAAGATTATCGATGCCGTGTTCAAGAAGCCGAAAGGCGAGCTGTCACAGGAGTTGGGTGGCGTCATCGTCACCCTGTTGGCCGCCTGCGCCCGTCACGAAATCCGCTTGGATGACATCGCGCGGGCCGAAATAGACCGCGTACAGAAAGGCGATGGAAAGAAGTTCCGCGATAAGCAGGCGACCAAATCCGCTCTCGGCATAGGGGACAGACCCGAATAACATCAATGGTTTGGGGTTGACGGGACGTTAAGCACGACAACCAGTCGCGAGCCCTGGCGTGGAGGAGCCCGCATGCGTTCGGAGAGTAGTTATGCATGTAGTGCAGTGGCGGCGCGACGTAATAGTTGAAAACACTAAAAGGGTGCAGGTGGTATGGGCAGGGCGTATGCCTTACAATGATCTTGGTCTTGTTGATGCTATGGTGATGCTTTACAGCCTGACCGAATACGAGGGGTTCAAACCGACGATTGCCGCGCCCGGCATGACGCATGAGGTGAGCGTGTATGGGGTCGACCCGGCAACGCCGGTGAATTACGACAAGAGCCTGCTGCAGCAGAAGGAAGTATCGCCGCTCGTTCCTGCGCGTATCGCCTTCCAATTCCCGGCGACGTCGCACACTGCGGCCATCGCGCGCATCCAGTCCCTTGGCGAGCTCATGCTCAATGGCACGCTCGGAGCCGTGCCGGAGGATTGGCTTCGGTTCTTCCCCGACGGTGTCAACGTGGCCCAGGTAGACCCCGAGGTCGAACAGGTGCGCCTGCGCTTGGAGGAAGACCGGCACAAGGCGCTTATCCATTCGCCGCTCACGAGCTCTAAGACGTACGCTGAGCTGGCCAAGCTGGACCCATTCGGCGCTCCGGCGCTCCACGCATCCCCCAACTGGCGCAGAAGGATGCGTCAGCACGCTCAGTTGCAAAGGTGGCTCCGGGCCATGAGCCTCGCCGATAAAACCGCCCAGTAAACGGGGCTGGGGGCGCTTGCCCCCGCCCGTCTCTGTCTGTACGGTAATGCAATTAACTGCACTAGGGGAGTCGATGAAGTTCAAGATGCCTGCGATCGTTCTGATCGCTCTGCTGTTGCCTCAGGCGGCTCATGCGTGCGGGCGCTCGTGCCCGTCGCCTTCGATCTACGCGACGCAAACGTCGGCCGGTCCGTCATGGGGCATCAGGTACGACATCGCCGCAGAGGCGGCTCGGTACGTCGGCTCGGGGAAGTTCACGCAGCTGCCAGGAGCCTGGTGCGCTGACGCGGTCAGCTTCTGGCTGCGCGCGACCGGACATCAACCGCTGTCGACCCGCATGGCGGGGTCAGCGCTGTCCTACGGGCAGGTCGTCTCCACGCCGGCGCGCAACGATCTCGTCGTCATGCGGACGCGGCGTGGGGCTGCAGGACACGTCGGCGTGGTTGAGAGCGTCGCGTCGGACGGCTCGGTCACGATCATCAGCGGAAATTGGGGCGGCCGTGTAGCCAGGGCGACGATCGCACCTGGGAGTGTGACGGCTTTCGTGAGGATTTGAAATAGCAACGACAAGGAGGTCGGAAATGTCGAACGTCAATCACCCCGGTCACTACGGCGGGGAGCTCGATCCATACGAGACGATCAAGGTGCTCGAAGCGAAGCTGACCCCGGAGGAATTCCGCGGCTTCTGTAAGGGCAACGCGATCAAGTACCTCGACCGCGCCGGCAAGAAGGACAAGGCCAAGCTGCTGGAGGATTTCGAGAAGGCGGGTTGGTACATCGCCCGCTACGCCGCCTACCTCCGCGCCGATATGGCTGCCGCCGGCGAGGACCAAGACACCGAGCGCAAGGTGCCACGTCGGGTCAATGACCGGGGGGAGCGACTCTGATGACGACGATCACCGCCAAAGTCATTGCCGACAGCATCGGTGAGCATGCGCCGCGCCTGACCACGCTGCTGCTACGCTATCCGCGCTGGATACACGCCGAAGGACGGACGCACCGCGTCTTCCGCCTGGGCGAGGAGCTGGAGTTCGAAGTGCCGACGCCGTCGGTCATGGAGGACCCGAACCTGTCGCGCAATGCCTCGTCGAGCCGTGCGATCCCGTTCAGCCGTTTGATGCAGGACGTGATCGACGACCCGGCCATACCGATCTTCTGGGGAAGGAACCAGAAGGGCATGCAGGGCGGCGAGGAGAACGTCGTCGAGGTCAACCTGTTCGACCCGGAGACGGGCGGCGACAGCTACCTCAGCCGCGAGCAGGCATGGCTGTGGGCGCGCGACCAGGCGATCATCGCCGCCAAAGGCTTCGCCGATGCCGGCTATCACAAACAGATCGTCAACCGCCTGCTGGAGCCCTTCTCGCACATCAATGTCGTCGTGACGGGGACGCAGTGGTCGAACTTCTTCGCCCTGCGCCGGCACAAGGATGCCGAGCCGCATATGCACATGCTCGCCGATCGCATCTGGGAGGCGAAGAACGCCTCGGTTCCCAAGCACCTGAAGACCGGCCAGTGGCACGTGCCGTTCGTGACGGAGGACGAAGTCGCTGACATCTGGCTCGACCAGTTCGGCGGCAACCAGGGCGGCGACCCGGAAGCCGATCGCCTGTGCAACGAAACACTGCTCAAGCTCTCCGTCGCCCGCTGCGCCTCGACCTCGTACAAGACGGTCGACGGCTTCGACATGACGCTGGAGAGGGCGCAGGCGGTGTACGACAAGCTCGCCGGCTCCGTGCCGCTGCACGCCAGTCCGTTCGAGCATCAGGCGACACCGGCTCGACCGCGGCTCATTCACGGCAAGGTCGACTGGACGACCGAGCTTGGCGGCAACCTGGGCAACGCGTGGGTCCAGTACCGCAAAATCTTGCCTGGAGAGTGCCAGTGAGCCTGACCAGCTTCGCCCAGGTCTACGCCGCCTTTGGCTTCTCGCCGGGCGGCGTTGTTCAGCCTGATAACGGCGAACGCGTGCTCTTCCTGCCCGCGCGCGAGGTCGACAAGCACCCGGCGGGCAGGGCCATCGTTGCGCGCCTGAACGCCGGCGAACTCGTAGCGGTAGACCGCATCGAGGTCAGCGACGGCTACTGGGTGCGCGAGTGGTATGTCGGCGATCGGATCGCCCCGGTCGACCCGCCGTTTTGGGTCAATTTCTGAAGCGATTGATTGCACATCGGCGCGAGATGGTGTAGAGCTTAGTCCGCAGTGCAATTAACTTCACCGTAGGAGAAAGGCGATGTCGCTCGCCAAGTTCATCTGGGGTCTCTCGGGCAAGACGTACACCGACCCGGCAGAGTACGACGCCGCCGCACTGCTCGGGCCGGCGGTCACGATCGTTGCGCTGCCGGTCAACGGCACGCCGTTCAATCCGCCCAAGCGGATCATCGCCGACAAGCCCGGCACCGCCACGGTGACCGATGCCAGCGGCAACACGTTGGCTGGCTTTCCGCTGACCGGCGGCGAACAGGCGATTGCGATCACGGCGATCAACAACCTCGCCACGTCGACCCAGATTTGGGGCCTGTACTGACCCCTGGCGTCGCATGGAGGGGGCCGTGAAGGTCGTCTATAGCAAGCAGGCGTCGAACACCGCGTCCTTCGCTCTGATCGCCGAAGGGTGGAACGAGCTGGTGCAGAAAGGTTTCACGCCGGACGGGCAGGGGTTCTGCCCCGTCGACGGCAACGACCAGGTCCTGTACGCCGAACGCGAAGACGGCGAGATCATCGGCGTGCTGGCCTATCAGCACTACGGGCCGCTCGGGCAGTTCTACGTCAAGCTCGGCTACGTCGAGCCGACCAGTCGCAAGCAGGGCGTCTACCGGGCGTTGTACGAGGCGCTGCTCAAGCGCGCCGCGACTGACAAGATCGGCCGCATCACCAGCACTGTCTCCGTCGAAAACGTGGCGATGCAAGAGGTCATGAAACGGCTAGGCCGGCCGCTCGTGGGCCTCGCGTACGAGACCATGGTCTGAGGGGACGCGGCATGGTCCAGGAACGTTTCTGGGGCAATCTGATCCGCGAGCTGCGTGAGAAGTACGGCGTCAGTCAACGTCAATTAGCTGAGGACACGGGCGTCAACCGATCGACGCTCCGCTCGATCGAGGCCGGCCAGTCCGCCGGCGACATCCTGATCATCGAACGCCTGCTCGACGCCCTCGGCCACGATCTGGAGGCGCTCGACCGCCAGCAGACAAAATCGTCCGATCCGGTCGCTTCCCCCTTGCCAGCTGCCGGTTCCGTGCTATCGTAATCGTGCAATCAAGTGCACCACGCCATGGAGGGCAGGGTGGATCGCCTCGAAGCAATGAAAATCGTGGTCGGCATAGCCAAGACCATGAACATGAGCGATGGCCTGTGGGAACAGCAACAGCAGGCGGCCGAGATCGTCGAGTCGATGATCAAGGAGGCCGCGGCGGCGAACGCCGATCCGAAGGCGAAGATCGCGTTGGCCAATGAAGTCCTGGACGAGAACCAACTCGCGACGATCGAGTCGGTGCTGGTGCTCAGCACGGCGCACGTCACCGGTATCACGGCGCAGAAGCTGACCGAGGACACCATCACGCTCGTCTCGGTGCGCCCGTTCGGCGATGACGGCTGGTGGGTGTTGATCCCGTCCGACCCGAGCATTTGGGAAGAATTTGAGACCGGAGTGGGGGAGAACGAAACGCCGGCAGACCTGTTGGCCTGCATGAAATTCGCCCGTGAAATCAATTGCAAATGGCTGTTGCTGGACAACGCCGTGGCGGAGATTACGGGCTTGCCTTCGTACGACTGGTGATCGATGATGCAGTTGATTGCATCACCGAAAGAGGTTGCCATGACAGTCGAAGAGTTCCTGCGCGACGCCCACGTTCAAGCCGCCAAGCTGTTCCCCGAGGCCAGCTTCGCCTTCGTCGCGATCGAGACGACCGAGGACGGGGAGGCGTGCGATCTGACGCTGATGACCAATCTCGACGACGAGGGCGTGGCCGAGCTCAGCGCTCAGCTGACCGATACGAACTTGCAGCCGGACGAGGCCGGCGCTGAAGCAGGGAGGCCCGGAAAATGGGTCATGTGAGGGTGATCTCGTTCTCGTATCGCACCGGCCCGCCGCCGGCCAACGCGGCGCTGGTGCTGGATTGTCGCCGTTTGCGCAATCCGTACCACGTCGCCCGGCTGCGCGACCTGGATGGCACCAACCGTGACGTCCAGGACTACGTGCAGAGCGACCCGGCGTTCACGATGATGCTCGACGAGGCGCTGCGCGAGGCGGCCTACGGCGGCGACATCGCCTTCGGCTGCATCGGCGGCAAGCATCGGTCGGTCGCTATGGCCGAACTCACGGCCGGCGCGCTCAAGGCGGCCGGATACGATGTCGAGAAGGAACACCGGGCGCTCGTCCCGGCCTGAAGCGTGCCCCCGGCCGTGCAGCTAATGTCACAGTTGACCGGCCGGGAAAATCGTACAAACAGGTAGTAGAAGGTGCTTTCCCATTTACATGAAGCAGTATTGGTTTACCGTTTACGTACATCGGCAAGGATCATCAAGGAGGATGATGTGTCGGAAGTCAATGTTCAGCTAAAGTGGGAACGGGATACTGGTCGGTACTTGGTTGGCAAGCAGGACCAGGCGCTCTTTTGGTTCGACAAGGAGACGTTGACGCAATGGCGGGTCGAAGACGGCGACGTCTTCATCCTGCTGGAGGAAGCGCTGTGGAAACGGCGTCTGCGCAACGCCCGCCAGTCCGAACCAAAGCCGAACACGCGGGCGCGCAAGTGCCTGTGCTGCGGCAATCCGTTCCAGGCGGAGAAGGGCATGTTCGTCTGCTCCCCCTGCAAGCGGACCGAAGCCTGGCACATGGGCGGCACGGTGTTCGCGAACTGAGGTGGGTGATGGACGAATTGATTGGCGAGCTGCAGGCGGTAGCCGACTCGGCGAAGAATGTGCCGGTGAACGGGTGGCCGAACCTCAATAACAAGTGGCTCGCCAGATCGGGGTTGCAGAAGGCGATCCGCCGGGGAAACACGCAAGAGGCGTTGACCTGTGGGGCCAACCTGTCGGCAGCCGACCCGGACGGGGCATGGCGGGCGTTGGCGACCATCATCGTCGAGGACGTCGGCATCGTTGACCCGGATTTGCTGACGTACAGCACGGTCGTCGGCTTGAAGACGCTCAGGCAGAAGATCACGTCGCCGGCCCGGCTGTTCATGGGGCTGACGATGCGGGCGTGCGGCAACGAGGTGAAGACCCGGTCGGCCTGCGAGCTGTCGCTCGGGGCGGACAAGGACCCGGTGATGAACTGGGCGGCGCTGAACAAGGCGACGGACGATGAGCTGCTGGCGCTGATGGCCGGCAATTCGCCAGAGATGATGTACGCGGCGACCTGCATCGTGCGCCGGCGCGCGCCCAAGGCGGATGGCCTGATGGACAAGGCGCTGCAGATCATGATGGACAGCCTGGGCGTCGGGGCGCGGGCGCGGGCGGCGATGATGTCGTTCGAGCGGCCGGTCGACACGATGAACCATGCGGTCTGGCCGTTGCTGTTCCATAAGTTCGACGTCACGGAGCTGGTGACGCATGACGTGATGCCGCCTTGCCCGCAGATCGGCGGGGTGATGGCGGCGGCGTGGGACATGCACACGATGCACGGCAAACGGGCGATCAAGGCTTTCCATACGTCGCTGGTGCACCAGGGCAATGAGGTGATGAAGGCGCTGGCGGCCAAGTCGGAAGACGTGGTCAAGGGGCTGGGCTCGATCATCTTCATTGTCGAGGGCGGTCAGGTCGCTCCGAGTCGCATGTGGTCGGACAGCTTGGCGAAGCTGAAAGAGTACCAGGACCGGAATTTTAGCGCGGCGTGGGGATGCCCGCCGGAGCTGTTCAATGCGGTCAGGCAGACGGTGCTGAACAATTTCGACGTGCTGAACGACAAGCGCGTCTGGTCTTCCAAAGCCTGAAGGAGACGACACGTGAGAACTTTGGTGATCGCGCCGCACGCCGATGATGAAGCCATCAGCTGCGGGGGCCTGATCGCTCGCCGGGTGAAACGCGAGCAGGGGGCCGTGCGGGTGCTGTCGCTGCACGGGCGCAATTACACGCACGAGGGCAAGGTCTATGACCAGGGGGCGTCAGACGCGCGCGAGCTCGAAGATTTCCGCCGTTCCGCGGCGACGCTCGGTTTCGAGGCCGTCAGCGAGACGTATGTCGAGGGCGAGCCGCGGCAGGTCGGCTATTACGTGCTGCTGCACCGGATCGAGAAGGAGCTGGCGCGGTTCCAGCCCGATGAGCTGGTGATCCCGAGCGAGCACGATCTGAACCAGGACCATCAGCACCTGAGCCGTGTCTGCAAGATCGTCTGCCGGCCGACGAACCTGCAATATGTGCAGCGCGTGCTTGAGTTTGTTGGATTAGATGGTAGAGTGCGTTGTCCAACGCATTTTGTCGCGCTCACGAGGAGCGAACTCGACGTGAAGATCAGTGCAATTAACTGCTACGCGCGGGAGCGGCGCGAGCCGCCGTCGCCGCGGGCCGCTGAGAACGTCATCGCCCAAGCGAGGGTGTGGGGGGCCGCCGCCGGCGCGAGCTACGCCGAGGCGTACGTGACCTATCTGGCGAGGGAATGAGGCATGCGCGTCGCGATCACCGGCGGCTCGGGGTTCCTGGGGACCAATCTGATGCTGTATCTGCGTCGGACCGAGCCCGACACGGAGATCGTCATCGTCGACATTGCCACGCCCCGCGCGCCTATCGATGAAAAGGTGCGCTACGTCTACGCCGACATCAGGAACCTGAGTTCGCTGCTGCGCGCCTTCGATGGCTCCGAAGAGGTGTACCACCTGGCCGGCATCCTGGGGACGAGCGAGCTGATCGCCGTTTCCAGCCTGGCTTGCGAGACGAACATCGTCGGGGCGAACAACGTCATGGACGCCTGCCGCATGGCGGGGGTGAAGCGGGTGTACAACGTCGCCAAGCCGCATTTCGACGGCTACGACGAGAACGCCTACACGCTGACCAAGCACGCCGGGGAATTGCTCGGCCGGCTCTATCAGCAGAAGTACGGCATGGAGGTGGCGACGGTCAGGTGGTTGAACGCCGTCGGGCCGTACCAGCACCTGTATCCGGTCAGGAAATTCCTGCCGTTCATGATCCTCTGCTGCATGACCGGGCGCGATCTCGAAATCTACGGCGACGGCACGCAGACCGTCGATCCGATCGACGTCGACGACCTCAGCCGGTTCACGGTCCATGCGATCAGGCACCTGGGGTCGAAGCACGAAGTCGTCGATCTCGGTTCAGGCCGTGCAATTAACTGCAACGACGGGGCCGAGGCGATCCTGCGACAGTTCAGGAACATCTGGGCGACAGGGTCGCAGATCAAGCACGTGCCGATGCGCGAAGGCGAGAAGCCAGGCGTCAATCTGGTCGCCGACATGTCCTACTGGGAGAGCCAGGGAATGCGGGCGGAAGTGTCGTTCTTCGAGTCTGTCCGCAGGACGATCGACTACATGCTGGCGCTGCCCCAGGTCGAGATCGACAACGCCGTGCGTTTCTATTGGGGGTGACCATGCCAACGATTGGCGTTCCGCAGAGCGCACTGCACCGCGCGTTCGACGAAATCCAGAGCTCGGGGCATTTCACCGAGGGGAAGTACACGCGACTGTTCGAGGACGCCATCACGCATTGGTGCGACATGCCGGCGGTCTCGGTGTCGAACTGCGGCGCGGGCCTGTTCGCTGTGCTGCGCCAGGTGCCGAAGCGATCGGGCGTCGCCGTCGTCTCGGCCAACACGTTCTTCGCCACCGCGGCGATGGCCAAGGAGGCGGGGTTCCAGGTCGTCGGCGCGGACTGCTCGAAAGACGATTTCTGCCTGACTGCCGAGCTGCTCGACCGTTACGCGCCAGGTAACGTCGACGTCGTGATCCTGACCCATGTCGGGGGCGGCGTCGCCGAGGATTACGAGCGGATCGCCCAGTGGTGCAAGGACCACAAGGTCTTCCTGCTCGAAGACGCGGCGCACGCGCTCGGCGTCGGCTCCGACTCGATGGTCAACCCGTGCGCGGGATGGCTCGGCGACGCGGCGGTGTTCAGCCTGTACGGCACCAAGGCAGTGCCGATCGGCGAGGGCGGCGTGGTCGTCTCCAATGTCCCGGCGCTCGTCGAGCGGGTGCGGACGTTCTGCAATTACGGCAAGCGTCGCGTCGGCGGTGCCGTCAGCTACACCGGGACCGGCTTCAATTTCCGCATCTCGGAGTGGCAGGCCGCGATCGGCTATCTGCAGATGAAGCGCCTGCCCGAGATCATGGAGCGGCGCGCGCAGGCCGCCTACGCGCTCAGCCAGGTCATCGAGCCGATGGTCAAGTGCGATGACTCGAACTGGTACAAGTTCATCGTCAGCGCCGATTTCCCGGCCATGCGCCTCACCGGCCAGGTCTACGCCGCGTCTGACCAGCTGACAGCTTCCTTCGGGCTCGATGGGGCGTTCCCGAACGCCGCTTGGGTCGCAGCGCACCACAAGTGCCTGCCGATCGAGGAGGGCCTGTACGACGGCATGACCGCCGTCGAAATCGAAGAGTTCCTGGGGGTGTGAGATGCAAGTTCGTACGGTCAACGTCAGCGACGCCGACGGCAAGAGCGCGCAGCTGTTCTTCGACGCCCTCACCGGGTTCTACGACCTGTCCGCAGCCAGGGCGCTCGACATGTTCGCCCGCAACGGCCAGCTGACGGTGTCGAAGTACGCCGACAAGGTTCGCGACGTCGCCGCCTGGGAGCTCGGGCCGGAGCACGAGTCCGCGTTGTTGGCGCTCGGGCCGAATGTCGCCGTTAAGATCGGCTGTTCCTATCTGACCGCCTCGTGGAAGGACGCCAGGTACGACCTGATCGTGATCGACAGCCCGCAGGGCGCGCACAAGGACTACATGGGGACGGTGCATTTCGAGCACTTCGACGCCATCCAGCTCGTCAAGCGGCTGGCCAAGGACCGCTGCATCGTCGTCCTCTACGTCAATCGCGCGCCCTACGACAAGAACGTCGACGGCGACTTCGGCTACGACCAGTACGAGGAATACGACTTCAAGGATTGGATGAAGGCGCGCCACGCCTTCTACAGCCACTCACCCTACAAGCTGACCGACGCCGCGGCGATCCACGCCTACGCCCGCGAGTTCGCCTTCATGGGCTTCGACGTGGTCAACACGCTGGTCGTGCCCTGCTATTCCGACCATCCGCGCAAGGAGAGCTACGCCTTCCGGCTCGCCGTCGAGCTGGTGAAGCGCCGGTCATGAAGCTGTTCCTCATTTGCAGCGACTGTGGGCGTCCTCGCATCGAGAAGGCTCAGGGCTTCTGCGGCGGCTGCTACAACCGGCGCTGGGTTGCCGGCACATTGCCGGCCAGGCGGCAGTGGGGTGATGACTTCGAGTACGCCGCACGCTTCCGGGCTCGACACCTAGCGAAGACGAAGATCACGGAGAAGGGGTGTTGGGAGTACCAGGGGCTCAGGAACGACGCCGGCTATGGGCTTACGAACCTGCGGAAGGAACAGATGTTCCTGCATCGCGCTTCATTCACGTTGTTCTGCGAGCCGATCAAGCTCGGCAATTTGGTTAGGCATACGTGTGATAACCCGCCTTGCTGGAACCCGGAACACCTGGTGCAAGGCACGCACACGGACAATGCTGAAGACGCAATTGACCGCGGAAGGAAGCCGGTAGGGCAGAAGGTCTACAACGCCAAGATCACGAACGCACAGGCCCTGGAAATACGTCAGCGCGCACTTGCTGGTGAAAACCACCGCAAGCTCGCAGCCGAGTTCGGCATTGCTCGTACGAGCGTGGGGCGCATCGCGCGTGGCCAGATTTGGAGGCACGCGGCATGACCAAGCTGTTTTTGGACCCGGTCTACACGGGGCGGCCGTCGACCTGCTCGACCAGCTACCTGGCGTGGGAGATCATCAAGCACCTGTCGGCGAAGTACGACGACGCGTTCTTCTATCTGCTGGTGCCGGGGAAGCTGTTCGACCCGACGACGCGCAACGAGGACGATTGGGCCTTCGTCACGCAGATGTCGGACCGGGTTCGCCTGCTGCCTTATCCGTACCAGCCGCAGGATCGCATCGCCGAGATGAACAAGTGCGACGAGCTGCTGGCGAAGTACCTCGGGCCGGCCGGCTACGACTGCTGGGACTGGGACGTCCTACTGACCAGCCGGGTGCCGCAGCTGCCGTTCATGCGCAACGTCTCGGGGCGGGAGCTGAACTACCCGCACGGCACGCCGCGGCTTTTCCTCGGCATGGACGAGATGCCGATGTTCTCGTTCCGCGACACCATCGCCTGGGCGTCGAACGGCAACATGGACCTCGCGAGCCTCGCCGCCTACCAGAGCGCCGGCGGCGTGCTGATGAATAACCTGTGGTCGAAGACGGCGATCGAGCAGGTCGCCCGCCAGTGGCTCGCGCCCTCGAAGGTGCGCCAGCTGATGCCGTCGATCCATGAGTGCGTGCCGGTCAAGCTGGAGCGGCTCGGCCTCAAGCCGCGGCCGATGGGCAAGGAGCTGCGCGTCGCCTTCTGCGGCCGGATGACCGGCACCCGTAATTTCAAGGAAGTGGCGGAGCTGTTCCGCAAGCAGTTCAGCTTCCCGCTCGGCAAGAACGGCGTCGAGGTCAAGTTCGTCATCTCGACCAACAGCCTGAGCTCGGGCTCGACCAAGCACGGCGACATCAGCTTCGTCGAGGTCCAGCACAACGATCGCACCAAGTTCCACCCGCTGCTCGATGACGTGCACGTGGTGGTGAACCTGTCGACGGTCGAGGATTTCAGCCTGTCGACCTACGAGCCGCTGCTGCACGGCGCGCCGGTGATCGTCTTCAACAAGCCCTGGACCGGCTTCCTCGGGGCCGACTACCCGTTCCGCGTCGACAACTTCACGCAGGCGTACGCGATGATCACGGCGTTCGCCAAGGACTACGTCGGCGAGTACCTGCGCTTCGGGGCCTGGGAAGAGAACACCTGGAAGGGCGTGGTCGAGGGGCCGCAGAACCGTACGACGGTCGAGGCGGTCGACAGCCTGGTCACGGAGCACCAGGCGTACCTGTTCGACCGGATCGCCAAGACCGAGGGCGGGGCCGTCTACCGAGAGATCGTTGAGGTCTGCAACAAGAGCGACGGCAATGTCGTCGACGCCCTGTCCGTGGCGCGCTCGATGGATCGCTTCGTCGACAAGGGCGACAGTTACGCCATCCCGGTCGGCAAGCGACCGAACCTGTATCTGCTCAAGCCGTACATGAACATGGCCGGCTGGCGGGACACGAACCAGCCGGGGGTGTTCCGGCGACCCATGGAGGGGAAGTCATGATTGCATCGCGTCAGACCTTGCGCGCCATCAAGCCGGTGGTGCCGTTCTTCGAGCGCACGAAGCGCAACGGCTTCACCTTCGGCGTCGGCCCGGCGGGGTATGATTGTCGCATCCATCAGGACGTCGTCTTGGCACCGGGGGACTTCAAACTGGTGTCGACCGACGAGGAATTCTGCATGCCGGAAAACATGCTTGGCGTCGTCCACGACAAGTCGACCTGGGCGCGGCTGGGCTTGGCGGCGCAGAACACGGTGATCGAGCCCGGCTGGCGAGGCTTCCTGACGCTGGAGCTGACGAACCACAATCGGCCGCGGCCGTGGTTGAAGTTCTGGGGCAAGGACAACGTCCTGCGCATCAAGGCAGGCACGCCGATCGTCCAGGTGATCTTCCACCTGCTGGATAAGGCGACCGACGCCCCCTACGACGGCAAGTACCAGGACCAGAAGTCCGGCGCGCAGATGGCGCTTTTCGACTGAGTGCAGCTAATTGCACTTGGCATGTCGCGGCAAGTGGGGTAATTTGTCGCGACATGTCGCGGGTGTCGGAGGGTGAATTGGGCGCGATCGAGAAGACCAAAAAGCTGTTGCGCCTGGACCTGCCGATCGGTCTTCTGGTGAAGAACGAGGAGAACCCGAACAAGATGTCGCAGCGGGCGTTCGACCTGCTGTGCGACAACTACGAGAAGACGGGCATAACCGACCCGATCCTCTGCCGACCGATCGACCTTCCCGCCGTTTTGGGGCTGTGCGAGACCTGCAAGAAGGGCGACCACGTCAAGCTGCTCGCGCTGTTCGCGCAGCACGGCCAGACGTTCCGCATCGTCGGCGGCCATCATCGCTACGACGCCGCGGCGTACATCGGCTTCGAAGAGGTCCCGGTGACCATCATCCTGGACCCGGAGTTCGACGAAGAGCAGGAGCGGTTCCAGCTCGTCAGGATGAACGCTATCCGAGGCAAAATGGACCCGCAGGCGTTCTTTGCCTTGTATTCGAAGCTCTCCGACAAGTATTCCGACGCGATCATGCAGGACGCCTTCGGCTTCGCCGAGGAGGCGGAGTTCAAGCGCCTGATCGCCCAGACCGCCAAGATGCTCCCCGACAAAGAGCTGCAGGAGAAGTTCAAGGAGGCGGCGCAGGAGATCAAGACGGTCGACGGCCTGTCGAAGCTCCTGAACGAGATGTTCACCAAGTACGGCGACACGCTGCCGCACGGCTACATGATCTTCGACTACGGCGGCGAGCGCTCGATGTGGCTGCGCGTCGGCGTCAAGACCATGAAGGCCCTCGACCTGATCGGCGGCCTCTGCATCGACCGCAACCGCACGGTCGACGACGTCGTTGGCGGCATCGTGCAGTCAATTGCAGCGGGCGAACTGAAGGATCAGGTGGAGACGCTGATCGCCGCCGCGCCTGACGCCAAGTTGCCCAAGCATCTGCAGGTCGCCCCGACCAAGGACAATCTGGAGAAGGTGGCGGCGCTGTGAATATCAAGAAGCCAGCCTACGTCGCGCTGAAGACGCTCGGCACCGACATGGTCCTGCAGATCGACGAGAAGCTGATCGCCGGCGAGACCGGGCGCATGGTCGCCGATTGGCTGCAGAAGGACGGGCTGCTCAAGGACGTCAAGCGCGAGGCGCTGATCCGCATGATCGAACGCTACCGCGGCACCGAGGTGCGGGAGAAGCTGGTCAAGCGCATCGCCGACGCCCAGACGGGTAAGAGCCTGATCACGGTCGCCCGGCGCGCCACCGCGCTCGAAGAGCTGGAGGAGATCGCCCGTATCCAGCGCAAGCGCGTCGACAAGATGCTGGCGCTCGAGGACGGCAAGCCGATGCTGATCACGGCGACGTCCAACGAAATCCGCATGCTGAAGGAAATTCTGGTCGATCTCGGCCATATGCAGCTGGAGACCGGCGTCATCGTGCGCGCGCCGAAGACGGTCAAGGGCGTGATGATGGGCCGAAACGGGGAAGAGGTCGCGTTCTCGTGGACCGAGGAGCAGGCGAAGCTGTACCAGGAGCTCGAAGGTGTCGAACGCAGCCTTGCAGCTAGCTGACGACCCGATCGGCCGGGCCTTCCTCGTCCTGAAGAAGTTGGGGCGGCCGGGGGAGTATGTCTGGCGCGTCGCCCGCGGGATCGAAGACTACGACGAGCGGCTGGCCTACCTGCAGCAGGCCATCAGCTGGCTGCGCGCCAAGCTGGCCGAGTCCAGGACGGTTCGGTACGTCGAGCTGCCGGTCGATTTCCGCACGTTCGTCCAATGCGAGCTGCTGCTGAACAAGAAGGCCATCCTGTGGCCGAAGGTGGTCGAGTGCGGCCATGAGCTGAACAACGGCAAGTACGTCGAGGCGGTGCTGAGCGGCGGCATCGGCGTCGCCAAGACGACGCTGGCGATCTACACGCAGTCGTACCAGCTTTACGTGCTGTCGTGCATGGCGAACCCGCATGAGTTGTTCGACCTCGACCCGTCGTCGGAAATCCTGATCGTCTTCCAGTCGGTCAACAAGAACCTGGCCATGGACGTCGACTACCGGCGGTTCCGCGACATGGTCGGCGGCAGTCCGTATTTCTCGGTGAACTTCCCATTCGACACCGACCGCCAGAGCGACATGCGGTTCGCCAATAACATCGTGGTCAAGCCGATCTCCGGCCAGGACACCGGCGCGCTCGGCCAGAACGTCATCGGCGGCATCATCGACGAGGTCAACTTCATGGCCGTCGTCGAGGACTCGAAGATGAAGCGCGACGGTACGACCTACGACCAGGCCGTCGAGAATTATAACGCCATCGCCCGCCGCCGCGAGTCGCGGTTCATGAAGCTCGGCGCGCTGCCCGGCATGCTCTGCCTGGTGTCGTCGAAGAACTACCCTGGCGGCATGACCGACATGAAGGTCGCCGAGGCGCGCGAGAACAAGCTGATCTACGTCTACGACAAGCGGCTGTGGGAGCTCAGGCCCGATCGGTTCTGCGGCGAGTTCTTCCGGGTCTTCGTCGGCGACGAGACGCGCAAGCCGCGGGTCATGGACGAGGACGAGGTGGTGGTGAAGGACGACGAGCATCTCGTCGTCGCCGTGCCGATCGAGTACAGCCAGGCGTTCAAGAACGACCTGATCAAGGCCATCCGCGACATCGCCGGCTACTCGACCCAGGCGCTGCACCCGTTCATCCTTGACACCGACGCGGTCGCTCGGTGCTTCGGCAAGAGCCAGTCCATCTGCTCCCGCGAAGACGCCGATTTCCAGACGACGCACATCGACCTGCTGCCGAAACGGATCGAGCACCCGACGGAGCCACGGTTCATCCATATCGACTTGGCGACGTCGAAGGACAGCGCCGGCCTCTGCTGCGGCCACGTCGTTGGCTTCAAGCACATGGATCGCGGCGACTATCAGGAGACGCTGCCGATTATCCAGCTCGACATGATCCTGGAGGTGAAGCCGCCGCCCGGCGGGGAAATCCTGTATGCGAAGCTCCGCAGCATCGTCTACGTGCTGCGCGACACACTGCATGTCCCGGTGAAGTGGGTCAGCTTCGACCAGTTCCAGTCGACCGACAGCCAGCAAATCCTGGCGGTGAACGGTTTCGTCACCGGCTACCAATCGGTGGACACTGACACGCACGCCTACGACATGACGAAGCAGGCGTTCTACGACGATCGGGTCCTCGCGCCGGCGCACGCCAAGGCGCAGAAAGAGCTGTGCACGCTGGAATACGACGCCAAGGCGCAGAAGATCGACCATCCGCCGAACGGCTCGAAAGACACGGCCGACGCGATCGCCGGCGTGATCTTCGGTCTGACGATGCGGCGTGAGATTTGGCTGCGCCACGGCATCCCGCTCAGCCGTATCCCGCCGTCGCTGGCGGCCCCGGCCGGTAAGAACAGCGTGACGGCGCACGAGAAGAGTCCGGAGGCGTATTTGGACCTGGTGCGCCGGGCGCGCGGCGTCGAGGTCGGCGTGAGGCGCGACGATGAGTGACCGCTATCGCTTCGGCTCCGACACCAATCGCCAGTTGTTCGAGGATGCTCTGGAAAAGCGCGGCGTGAGCTTCTCCTCGGAGGGCTGGGACGTGCGCGTCGACGATTATGTCGCCGACATCGGGGAGCTGCTGCGCGATTTCGGCGGCTACGTCATCGCCGAGGACAAGACCTTCGAGGCGACCGGCGGCGGACAGGATGCGGGGCTCCAAGACACGGCGTCGACCTCCGTCCGCTCGAACCCCGACAACAAGTCACGCGGCGCAGTGTTCCCCGATCACAGCAAGCAGATCGCGTCGCAAGGCGGCTTCCCGCCGCGACGCACGACGTGGTGCCAGCCTGACATTCCCGTGTTGCCAGCTGGATTGGTTCCGAGGGAGAGATGACGATGACCAGCGATACGGTTCGTATGAACATGAAGCAGCGCGACCAGCAGACCGTCGAGACGGCGCTGCCGGCCTACATGATGGCGCTCATGGTGGAGGAGGCCCAGAAGAAGGGCTTCGACCTGCGGGCTGACGTGATCGCCCATCTCGGGCGCGCCGCCGCGGTGCCACTGGCGAAGGTCGACGAACTCTCCGTCTCGCGCCTGGCGCGGCAGGTGACCGACACGGCGACCACGCTGTTGACCGACCTGAACCCGATCGACCCGCGTCATGGCCTCTATTGCTGCGCGATGTTCGTGCTGACGCTGGTCGACGAAGGCCGGTTCCCGGACGTGACCAACCAGGCTGTGCTCGTCGCGATGCTGTTGATGGACGACGTCAAGGACGATCGGCCCGACGTCAACGGCGCGCTGCCGGTGTGGCGAGTCGAGGAGATCAAGTGGAAGGCGGAAGCGAAGAAGATGCTGCTGCGGGCCAACCTGATGGGGCTGTACCTGAAGGACAACCTGCCGCGGCCGGCCGCTGCATAATCGTGCAGTCAATTGCATTTTTTCCTTTACATGCCGGGGCTTTGATCTATCGTTCTTTCATCCACTAGAACCACGGAGGGTTAGGTGGCTCAGTCCATTTTCCGGTTCTCTGCCAAGCTCTGCGACTACCAGGGCGACCCGGCCACGAAGACGGCCAAGGCGATCTTGGGCGGCAAGGGCGCGGGGCTGGTGATGATGGCCAAGCACGGACTGAACGTCCCTCCGGGTTTCACCATCACGACCGGGGTCTGCAACGCTTACCGCGCGCTGACCGCCGAAGTCGCGAAGGACGCGTTCATTGACGATCTGATGCAGCAGGTTGCCCAAAACATGGTGTGGCTGCGGGATCAGTTCGGCTACATGCCGATGGTCTCGGTGCGCTCGGGCGCTCCGGTCTCCATGCCCGGCATGATGGACACGATCCTGAACGTGGGCCTGTGCAACGCCAACTACAAAGACTGGTGCAAGCGCATCGGCGATCGGGCGACGTACGACAGCGACCGGCGGCTGACCCAGATGCTCGGCGCGACTGGTTACGGCATTCCGATGGAAGTGTTCGATTTCCAGCTGGCCAAGGTCAAGAAGGAGCTCGGGGCCAAGTCGGACACCGACCTGGACGTCCTGGGCATTTCGACGGTGATCTCGGCCTACCGCAAAGCGTTCGAGGCGAACAAGGGGTTCAAGTTCCCGTTCGACGACCCGCAAGAGCAGTTGCGTGTGGCCATCCGGGCGGTGTTCGACAGCTGGATGAATCCGCGGGCGATCGAGTATCGCAAGATCAACAAGCTGAGCGACACGATGGGAACCGCGGTCAACGTCCAGGCGATGGTGTTCGGCAATATGGGCGAGTCGAGCGGGACGGGCGTCCTGTTCACGCGCGACCCGTCGACTGGCAAGCCGTGCATGATGGGCGAGTTCCTGCAGAACGCGCAGGGCGAAGACGTGGTCGCTGGCATCCGCACCCCGCTCGGGCTCGACAAGATGAATGACCTGCACGTGCCCGCGAAGGAAGACGACGAGGGCAACGAGATAGACAATCCGGCCGGCGTCAACCTGTACACGATGTGGCCGGAAGTTCATTCGCAGTTGGCGTTCATCAGCACGAAGCTGGAGGCCCTGTACAAGGACATGGTTGACCTTGAGTTCACCGTCCAGCAGGGCGAGCTGTTCATTCTGCAGAGCCGCGTCGGCAAGCGCAGCGCTCGCGCCGCTTTCCAGATCGCAGTCGACCTGGCTAGCGAGAAGATGATCGACCAGAAGACGGCGCTCGGGCGGCTGACCGCCGACCAGTTCAAGGTGATGCGCCGGCCGATGATCGACGCGTCATTCAAGGTGAAGCCGCACCTGGTTGGCCTGCCGGCTTGCCCCGGCGTCGTGACTGGCCGTCCGGTGTTCTCGGCGGAAGAGGCGGTCAAGGCGAATGATCCGGTGATCTTGGTCACGGCTGAGACGAACCCGGATGACATTGCCGGCATGGCCAAGGCGGTCGGCATCCTGACCCAGACGGGCGGCGCGACCAGCCATGCGGCGGTTGTGGCCCGCGCGATGGACAAGCCCTGCGTGGTCGGTTGCTCGCAGATGGAGCTGATGGACGGCATGATCGGGATCACCGGCAAGCTGACCAACGCCGACGTGACGATCGACGGCTCGACCGGACGGGTGTGGGTCGGGGTGAAGGTGCCGGTGATCGACGCCTCGGAAGACCCGGCCATCCAGACGGTGATGGGCTGGTGCATGTCGGACCTGGGGGCCTGCGAACTGTCGCCGGTCGGGCTCGGCATGGACAAGCCGCACCTGATCACCGCCGCTCAGTGGTGGGGCAACGAGTCGGTGCTCGACGCCATCCTCGCCGATCTCGAAGAGCTGCCGAGCCGGGAGCATATCGCGCTCGACCTGCAGCATCCGAACGGGTTCGCCAAGCCGACGGACGCGGCGCTGCTCGGCGCGTTCGGCCAAGCGGCCACCAGCGTCTATGACGATTTCTCGCACACGCTGCTCCAGCAGCTGACCAAGCGGGCGGCCAAGCTGAAGGGCCTGACGCTGGTCAATTACGAAGTGACGACGATGCACCCGGCGGCGCTGGAGAAGCTCGGTTACGCGATGGGCGTCCATCCGGTCCAGGTGTTCGCAAAAGCGGTTCCAAAGGACTATGCGGCCTTCACAAGGTTAAGCCATTGACGTATAGTGCAGTTGATTGCATGGAGGCGCAGCCGTGGCCTTGGTTTTGAGCTTGCATTCCGGTCAGGATTTCTACGTCGGCGACGAACAGGTCGTGGTCGGCGCGATCCTGGGTGTGAGCAAGTTCGAGGTCACGGTGTCGAGCTCGGGGCGCAAGTACGTCGTCTCCGACTCGGAGGCGACCGAACTGCACGAGATTGAGGACGTGTTCCTGTCGGCCGGCGATCGGCCGCAGGCGGGCGTGGCCCGTGTCGCCATCGACGCTCCGCGCGAGCTCACGATCCTGCGAGGCGACGCCTTGCGTAACGGCGAGGCGAAGGTCGAGCGGGTCAACCCTGGGAGGCGGTTCACATGAGCTTCCGAGAGTATCGAGTCACGGACGAGGCTGTCGTGCGCGGACGCGAGATCGGCCTCTACGGCGCAACGGCCAGCCGGTTGTCACGCGCGGCCCGGCGGTCGGCGCAGTACACCGGCGCGTTGGGCAACCGGCGGTTTCAAGACCTCGTCCTGACTATCGAAGGCGACGCGGTCGTGTGGGTGAACAGGTTGCCGCTGGCGGATGCGGCGTGAGCCAAGGAGGGCGTGGTGACGACGAAGGTGTTCAAGGAGTGGGACTGGACTGCGCCGACCGGGCCGAATGGCAAGATGCCCATCAGCCTCGGTTGGCGCGGCGGCTTCATCAGCTTCGATATCATCGGCGGGCCGTATGACGCCTTCAAGCGCGGCGAGAACGCCGACTTCGGCGTCTGCTTGCGCGCCGAGCTGTGCCCCGAAGACCTCGACGTCCTGCTTCCCATCCCCGATTTCAAGGTGCCGACGCGGGCGCAGCTGGAGGACGTCGAGTACGTCATTCGTCGGGCGCTGACGGCTGCGATCGAGGGCAAGCGGGTGTGGGCCGGCTGCATGGGCGGTTGGGGTCGCACCGGCATGTTCTTGGCGCTGCTCGCCAAGGTCGCCGACTACGACGACCCGGTCGGCTACGTGCGCCGGGTCTACTCGAAGAAGGCGTGCGAGACGAAGGAGCAGACCCGCTACGTCGCCGAGTTCGACGTGCGGCGGCTGCGCCGGCGGCTGTATGGCTCGGCGTGGGGCGAGCGCATCCGGCGCATTGTCTTCTGGTGGCGCTGAGAAATTTGCAGTTAACTGCATTTTATCCTTTACATGCGCCGCCACTGTGTCATCGTTCAATCACGGCCTCAGGAACCACGGAGGGTTGTTTTGGCCATTTCTGATCCAGTCGACACGCTTGCCTATCATGCGTCGCGTGTCCTGTGTGAGCACAGGGACATGAGCGGCGTGCCGTGCGTGGCTGTCGCGACTGCGATGAAGGCGTTCATGGCGAAGGATACGGAGAAGAGCACGATCCCGGAGGCGGAGGCGCTGTGGTTCTACGGCATGAACCACGGCATGGCTCTGATCAGCGCCAAGCGCGCTCCGCTGGAGCCGCTCAGCCAGTGGGAGCTGAATTTCGTCACGACCTACCACGCCAATATGGCGCGCAAGGCGGTGCGGGCCTTCTACTATCTGATCTGGATTTGCACGCGCGAGGCGCGCCACAATCACTCGCTGTCGAAGGACCTGCCGAAGATCGGCAAGGAGTTCGGCCCGGAGATGCAAACGTTCCTGACCGACATCAAGGGTGGCGAGACGGGGATCAGCCAAAAGTTCCTCGACAACCCGCCGAACACGACGATCGGCAAGTATTGCGACGCTCTGCGCTGGACGTTTTGTCATTCGTCGTGGTCGAGCGGTTACGGCGGCAAGAAGTGGGGCGTGATCAACGATTGCCTGTGCCGCTTCGTCAGCGGCGAGTTCACGGCCGAGACGATGCTCGACACGATCTGGACGTTGCAACACAACGGGGGATGCCTGTTTAACAAAGGCTGTTTCTACACGCACGAGTCGTCGACGCTGGCGCGCATCTTGGACGTGCAGCGCTCCGGCCAAATCCCGGAAGCCGTGCTGAGCGACGCGCAGATCATGCCTTTCGTGAAGATGGAGCTGAAATCGATCGTGCAATCACTGAAGCCCGCCTTCCCTGGCAAGATCGGCGAGTACGTCGATTGGTACAAGGTCGAGGCGCTGGGCTCGGTGCACCATTACGGCAAGGACAAGCAGCAGCAGGACGCCAAGTACGGCCAGTCGCCGGAACAGAAGGCGCTGCTCGCCAAGCAGAAGGCGGACGGCGAGGTGGCTGCGAAGCTGGCCGAGGAGAAGGCCCAGCAGAAGAAGCTGGATCACGAAAAGAACTGGTTCCAGGTGATGCCCGATGTCGAAGTCAAGAAAGTCAAGATCGCGCGGGCGGCGTAACGCCAAGGAGGGCGAAGTGTCAGGACGCAAGAATTTGGATGAGCTGATCCACGGCGACCGCTCGATCGCGCGCAGCTACCGCGAGGACTGGAAGGGCGGGTCGACTAACGCGCAGGACGACGACTACTCGAACTACGGCCGCTACAGCAGCCACGGCGGGTCGTCCTACACGTCGGGCGCGACGACGGGCAGCTATCACAGCTGCTACCACAAGCATCCGCCGCTGAAGATGCCGGGGACCGAGCTGGTGATCTACGGCGGCTCGTGCCTCAGCCCGATCATCAAGGACGCCGACATTTACATCGGCTTCGACGAGAGCATGAAGTTCACCAAGCGATCCTACCCGTGGAACGCGGGCGAGGAGTTCCTGTTCGCGATCCGCGACATGAGCGTGCCGGATAGCCCGACGCAGTTCGGCAAGCTGGTCGACTGGACGAAGGCGCAGCTCGAAGCGGGCAAGAAGGTACATTGCGGCTGCCTGGGCGGCCATGGGCGGACGGGGACCTTCCTCGCGGCGCTCGTCTCCCGTTTCGGCGAGAAGGACGCCGTCACGTACGTTCGCAAGAACTACTGCAAGAAGGCGGTCGAGAGCTCGAAGCAGATCGCCTTCCTCAAGGAGCATTTCGGCGTCCTTGGGGCCGAGCCGACCAAGGGCGGCTCCTATTCGACGAAGTGGCTGCCGGGCAAGAGCGGGTCGAAGGGCGGCAACGTGGTGTCCCTGCCGGCCTCGTCCGACACGTTCACGCACATCGCTGGCAACGGCTGCATCTGGCGGTGAGGGCTGCGCATCTAATTGCAGTTAACTGCATTTTTCCCTTCACAAGGGGCGCACCTGTGCCATCGTTATCGTAGGCAATAGGGATCACGGAGGGTTCGGTGC